CTTAGCTCTATGGTGTCTTAATGCCACTATACAGCTACCGCTATATCTATGGTCTAGGTACTTGACAAACCAATCTATCTGCTCTATGGGTGTAGCTGTCTTTAGATACTTACTTCTACCCTGTACTAATCCGTAATGACTGCCTGTCTTAGCTCTATGATCGCCGTTACTTTCTAGCCTGATTATCTCTAGACATGACTGTAGCTCTTTGGGTTTAACTACTTGTTTTAAATGAGTTTTCCAATTATCTAAGGATTTACTATAACTACCATAATTCGAGCTATTGGCTAGGAGTAGAGAGAGGATAACTACGAGCCCCCCCCTTACCCCCCCCACTCTAATACCCCGGGCTGACATATGTCCAGCAATTACTACAGCGTCCGCGTGTCGCCCATATCCACGCACCGCACCCAGTACACCTATCTATTGACTGCTCGGTCATTACCATAGCCCGCCTGTCTGATCAGTTCTACTAATTGTTCTAAGGATAGTAACGCCACCCAGTCCCCTATAGAGGCCTCTCCCTGCCCGTTAAGGCGTAGTACTGCCACTCTTAGGTCTAGGTCATTAGCGCGTTCTTTTAATTGCTTCATAGTCTCCGCAGGGCTAAATCCTGCCCGGGCTTTTACTTCCCAGTCGATACCTACAGTCCCGGTTATGTCGCTACCCTGGCGCCCTGCCCCGGTACTTTCGGCATAGGGGAAGCCATTAGCAGCTAAGTATTGAGCTACGACCTTCTGAGACCTATAGCCTCTATGCTTGCGAGACTGAGTCATAGACTTTCACCAGCTCAGCTTGAGGCACCCAGTAGCTAATAGCTGTCTGGCGCGTAGCCTTTAGGTATAGGTCGTCCTTGCAATAGTGAACCGGTAACCAGCCCACAATAGTAAACGGATTAACGCCCGTAACTAATACTGCTCTATCGGTATCCCTATCGCTGTCTTTAATAATAAGATGAGCACTAGCGTATTCAGAGTGTTTAACTTCCCAATTAGGCCAGATATCCGGCTCATCTTTGTAAGTATCTATAGATAGCACAAAGTTAGGCACGTTAAGCCATTTAGCGGCTGCTAACTCTGCAGCTGCGCCTAAAGCGCATAACCGTAGAAGCTCCTCAGGGTCTAAGTGGCCGTTCTCATAGCTGTAACCCTTAGTGCTATTTATGCGAGCTGTTGCAGCCATGAGCGCATAGGCTAACTCTGCTTCGGTTAGCCATACCTTTACGCTCATCTAGGCCGACAGTCTGCACATAACCAAACAGACATTTCTAGCGCCATAATTCCGCCAGCTTTAGAAGTCTCTTTATTACAGCCGTCGCAGACTTCGGTTTCGTCTATAGTCGCGTTACCGTCTCTATCTACCTTTAGCGAAATATTGCCAGGGTAGATAATCTCCATAGCTCCCATTAGTTAATCCACTCTGGGGCGCATTGTTGAGCTTTATTCTTCTCAGGACACATATAACCCTTATAAGGCTTATTAGTCTTAGGGCTGACACCTGTTAGGAATTGGCGCTCGCCATGTTTACAGCTCGGTTTAGCCTCCTGCTCGACAGCTCCTAAAGTACTAGCTACTGTCCCTATCGCGTCGTTAATTGTCCAGACGTCGTTAGGTACTGGTTCACTAGCTGCTACTCGCTGTACTTTTGTCATTTCCTCGCGGCTTGGCTTCTTGCCTATCTTGGCTTGAAAGCCCCCAGCTGCTAAAGCTCTACCTATTGAACTCGTCTCCGCGTTAGGTATATGAAAGTCCCTGTTTACGCCTTTTTCGCTTATTGTCTCATCTGCGTACCCTGTCGCTATTAACGTATGATCGTTACGGTATACGCTGCATTTAAAGATTACAGTCTTACCGTCGTTGAACACTAGGTCAGTCTCTATTTTGCCGTCTGCGTACTTAGCCCAGAACTTAGCAATACGCTCATCTACTGGCTCGTAATCGTCTAAATTAAACATTATGCCCCTATCTCTAGTTGAGTAAGTCCGACGCTGTCTATTTGACTGTCTAACCCCCAGCGATAGCCGGGGAAGGTAGTTACCTCTAAAGCGCACTCATTACAGTAATGGCGCCTCTTTGCGTTTGATTTAGGGTTAGTGCTGTGAACGGTAACACTAGCTGCGGTCATGGCTTTAAGGTGCCACCCGCCCGAGTTCTTGCCCCACTTCAATTTACAGTAATCGCACCAGATACCCGGGTCTGATTTAGTTATCATGCGTGTAGCCATGTCTGGCACCCGGCGCAAAGATCGACTATTAAATCGTCGTCCCGTTTGTAACTATTAGTCTCAGCAAACTTATCGCAATTAGAGCAATTAGTAATAGAGCCAATAGCCAATAGGCTATAAAGATTTTTCACTTAGCACCCCGTTAGCGATATGACGGGCTACAGCTCTGCCCCGTTCGTATCCTTCTGAACGTCCGGCGTTGAAGCCTCTCGACCAGGCTAGGACAGCGGCTAAAAAGGTTAAAGCTGAGTAGATAAGGCACATAAATATAAAAGCGAGATTAGGAAGCATTGGCTAACCCCTCGCGTACCTCAAAGTTAGTAATAATGCAGTACTCATCTAGGTTATTGTCGTAAAGGTCTCTAAAATCCTGACCGATAGAAGCTAGATAAGACTTAGCGATAATTAGAGCTAGAGCATTATCAAACCAATAAATAACACTAAAGTCGGGGTTTGACTGAATACCTTCAAAGCGTCCATCTCTTATTTGTTTATTCCAGCTTTTATTAAAAGCCATATAGGTATTACTTAGAGCTTCAAAGTCTTTCACGTCCATTTGTAAAACGATATTACTTTTCATTTTTACTCCCTAGTCCAGGGCTGAGAAGTATCTCCCAGCCCCTTTAGTATGGCACACGCTCCCGACGGATAGAAGCTAGCGCCTAACGCGTGTCTATTCTTTTTTAGATATTCCGTAGTTAGCGTCTTTAGGATTGAGCGCTCTCATGAGGACGGGGAGCCCGCTCGCCCATAATCCGTTAGCGATTAAGTGCCAGTCTGCAGCGCTAAACTCTAACGGGGTCTTACCTACTGAGGCCATTAACGTAATTAGTAATAAAAGCAGCCCTCTTAAGTAAGTCCCTGCCGCAGCTGTGCATTGTTTTTTCATTTATTTTTTATCCAATCCGAGCGCGGTTATACGCTCTTTAACCTGTTTAGGGGTCAGGTTAATCTCGAAGTGCATTTCGTCCGCCCTGTTTTTGTAGTCCCCGCCCCACCGGCAGCCGTATTTAGCGGCGATCTGCCTTACTACTGTTTCCTGCTCCATTGTAAAAGTCTCACGTTTTCCGAGAGGGTGAAAGTTTGCGTTTAGGTCTACCGCCGTCGCCGAACTATGGTTGGAAAGCGTCTCGGTTTCTCCTCTAATCGGCCTAAAGGCGTACCCCCAATCGTCGAGGCTGCCCTCGTTAATTGGTTCTACTAAGTTATGAAAGTCTGTACATAGAGCTACCAGTAACGGTGCCACCTTTTCAGCCACGCGTATTTTAATACCAGTACCAGGTATCGGATAAGATTTAACGCCAATCTCCACCGGGTCTTTACTGGCTGGCCAGCCGTTAGAGGACTTTAGGGGCGCCAATTAACTTTTTCATCATTTCGGCCTCTAATTCTAATTCTGTTTTAGTTTTATCTCTGACTAACCAATTAACAATATACTCACCATTGGTTAATTCTGGCGCTGCTGGTTCCATTGTTTGACCTTTGATTACTTCTGGGCGATCAGCGTAAATAATTGGCTTTATAAAATCTAATTCCTTTAGGTCTTTTGTCCCATATAAAGCTAATAAATCGCCTTCATATAAAGGCCACTCGTTAGTAATTGTATTTATAAATCCGCTCATAACTGCACGCTCGCGTCCGTTGAGGTCATAGCCGACTCGGTCAAAGTGCTGGCGGCGTCTGTTTTTGTAGTAGTTGCGACGGTGCTAGTACCTGCGCTATCAGCCAATCCACCGGCGGCGTCTGTATAAGAGGAAGCTGCATAAACTAGGCTCTGACCATCTAAAGTATAAGTGCCGGTTTTAGTGCCGTCTGTTGGAATTTTGCCAAAAAATACATCATTTCTTGCATTGTTTTTATATCCAGAGAAAAACACACCTGAGTTAGTAACTTTAACTGAGAAGTTTCTAACTGTTTTTGCTGAGATGGTAATACTTCGCTGCCATTGTATAGTTCCAGATGAATTATATTTAACAATTAAAGCCGCTGTGCTGTTGTAACCAACGGTGTAAACATTGCCAGATGAATCAGTAGAAACACCATAATACTCTCCGCTGCTTGCACCGGCTAAAGTTCGCTGCCATTGCAGCGTTCCAGATGAATTATATTTAACTAAATAAGCGTCAAAGTTAGTAAAATAACCTCTACCAACAGCGTAAATATCTGTTCCACTTGTTGCTACTGCGTCGCCTAAAACAGAACTTGTAGCACCTAAAACTCTATGCCAGGATTTATTGCCTGATGAATCTAATTTAATAACATTACCATAATTGTAAACCGCTGAGGCTTGATAACCAGTTACAATTATGTTATCTGATGAATCTACGGCAATACCTGCTAAAGAGGAACCGTAAGTTATTGTAATATCTTTTTGCCATTGCAGCGTTCCAGATGAATTATATTTAACTACTAAACCGTTTGTATTACCTGCGTCGCTATGATAGCCGGCGACGATAACATTATTTGCACTATCTAAAGCGAGAGACTGGTACCATATTTGCTGACTAACTGGAGTCATTTTGCGCTGCCATTGCAGCGTTCCAGATGAATTATATTTTAAAACTCCACCATAAACTAGACCGCCTGAGTTCCATTGAAAAGTTGCGTACGTATTTCCTGAACTATCTACTACTATGTTATTTAATGCGTCATTTACGTTACTAGTGGCGAGTTGTCTTTTCCAACTGCTAGCAAAAGATGAGTCATATTTAGAACTAAAAGCGTAAGTAGAACCACTTATAATTGCGTCGCCAGTAATATATAGATTATCCGTTGCGTCGCTGGTAATGCCAAAAGCTCTAGATACTCCACTAGTGGCAGATGAAGCTAAATAGTATTTAGCAGCTGCAGCGCCAGCACTTGATAAAATCCCTAAAATCATACGATTTTGCCTACTACGTACCAACTGTCAGTAGCTACCTTTATGCAGCTAGCAGCGCTATAGGCTGCGGTAATTGTAGGGGCTGAACTCGTAGCAGCTGCACTTGCAACGGTTACGCCAACGGCGCCTTGAATTGTAATAGTACCGCTGGCACCGATCTTAATAACGTTAATAACGCTACCTACCGGGATAGCAGCTGAGGCGTTAGTGGGAATAGTGATAGCTACCGACGACGTACTGGAATAGGTAATGAGGTAGTTATTTATATCGGCCAGTAAAAGCGTGTCGGTAGTACCGGTAACGGCGCGAGTAGTTACAGCGCCTAAGTAGTTAACGGTACCGGCGAGGTCGTTCATTTGAGCAGCGGTTAATACCGAGCCAGTCGTAAAGTTAGCCTTAGTAGGTAATCCTGCAGCCATTAGTAACCCTTCGTAGTAATTAGTATGATAACACCGACGTATCTAAAATCCCATATAACGCGCTGTTTAATATAAAACTATCTATAATCGGTTCAAGCGTGGTAAAAGTAGTTCGCCAGGTTTCTACAGTAATAGCGTGAGATACGCCGAATATCTGTAAAGTCTTATTCAGGGTTGAAGTACCGGTAGCCGCTGGCTGAGTGGATTTAACCGTAATCGTGTCAAAGTAATCCAGGTCTAAAGCTGCCGCTACTCCGGCGGTATACCCGTCGCTATTTAAGTCTTTTAACGTTATAGCGTCGCACCTGATAGAGGTATCTTTACGAGAAGCGACATAGGCTAGGGCGTAGTCTTTAGCTGCAGTCGTTGAGTCCATAAGTAAATCGGTCTGCTTATAGCTGTGAGTAAAGTAAGTAGCAATAGAAGTTGCGTCGCTGGCTGTCTGAGTTGCTAAACCTGTAGCCGTTATTGAGGCGTCGTTATAAATTAAAGCGTCGTTTAACACCCATTTAGCCTGAGCGTAATCTATGCCGCTGCCGTCATCTGCGAAAACTGTAGGGGTAGAGCCGATACTAGAGCTAGTTAAAGCCCTGTCCTGGAAAGTCGCGTTACCGGCTGTATCCATATAAAAAGCGCCGTACTCGCTAAGTTCAACGGTCTGTAAAGCGGCGAGCGCTTGGCGTGTAGTCCCGGGGTCGTTGAGCAAAGTCTGCTGGCCAGAGTCTACGTCTCTCATAGAGCTAGGCCAACCTACAGCGTCCAACAAAGCATTAACGCGAGCGCCGCTAAGTTGCCCGGCTGAAGTTCCCGCTACGGTTGATACGTTAGCCATATTAAGGACTCTAAAACCGTCCGTACAATTTAGCGTGCAGTATGAGACCTCTCCTACTAAGTTAGCCTGGACATAATCATAGGAGACGATATAGCCACTAAATAGGTTATAGGAGATACCCGTAGTCGTATCTGTAGCGCTGACTATTAACTTACGGTTAGGAATTACATTAGGGTAATAAATTGAAGCTGTATTAGCCGGGTTAAAGTTACCGTCCACGTCTGCAATTCTGACCGAGCAGGTACCGGCTTGGAATTGGTCAGTATTAGCGTTACGGCCTCGGTTTATATTAACCGCCTGGACTGTGCTAGTTACGTCCGCTATAGCTGTAGGACTATCGGCTAACACGTTAATATCTAGCTGGCCGCTATCTAAAATTAAAGCCTGGCCGAAGCTGGCGCCCGAGCTAAAGTTTACTAATACCTTTAAAGTCGGTTTAGCCATTAAAGCCCGGCTCTAGTTAGGCTATTTCCTGAGATATTAGCTGCCTGGACTGC